ATCTTTTGAGTCAATGCAGCACCTTACAGATGGAAGCTAGAAGAGCTGGCCAATATCACATTGCACTGGGAGCCATTAATACTGCTGCCAAATTGGCTTCTCTTTGTTCATGAGTATCCTGCTTACCGCTAAGCAAGGACATGTTTTATTCCAGAAAGATTATGTAGAAGATTGGGTTATTGAAGATGTTTTAAAGCGTATTTATAGTGATCTCCATCCAAGTCAAAGTGACTTTGTAAAGGATTCCTCTACTGAAATTATTGGTTTATCTGCTGGATATGGAGCAGGTAAAACGCGTGCGTTATGTGCAAAAACCGTTGAGCTTGCTTACTTGAATCAAGGGTATACAGGATGCGTGATGGAACCAACAGGCCCATTAATTAGAGATATTTGGCAAACAGATTTCGAATCTTTTTTAGAAGATTATGAAATCCCTTATACTTTTAGAGCTTCACCTCTCCCCGAATATGTTCTTCATTTAGGGGTGGACACCAAAATTCTCTGTAGATCTTTTGAGAATTGGTCACGAATTATTGGTCTTAATTTGGCTTTTGTTCTTGCTGACGAAATAGATACAGTCTCTCCATCCATTGCAGCGAGAGCGTTTCCTAAAATTCTTGGTCGTTTGAGATCTGGAAATGTTAGGCAGTTTGGAGCAGCTTCAACTCCTGAAGGTTTTCGCTGGATGTGGGAAACCTTTGGATCAGAAGATGCTCAGAAAAGGACAGATCGACGTTTGATAAGAATGAAAACTTCAGACAATCCTCATTTGCCTGCTGATTTCATTGAACGTTTAGAAGCCAATTACGACCCAAGTCTTCTTCAGGCATATCTCAACGGTGAATTTACCAACCTAACTACAGGTCAGGTTTACGACAGATTCAATCGTGAGAAACATCTTTGCTCTGATATTCCTGATATTACGGATGAAATTATTCGTATAGGAGTTGACTTTAACGTGGGCAATATGTCTGCAGCCATTGGTGTCATTCAGAAAGGTGAGCTTTTCATTTTTGACGAAATTAGTGGCGCTCATGACACCGACGCATTGGGGCGAGAAATCAGGGAACGATTTCCCCACCATAGAATCTATGGATATCCAGACGCTTCAGGAGGAGCACGATCAACAAATGCTGCTAAGACCGATATCCAGATCCTTGAGCAGTACAAGATTACAAATCAATCGGGCGCATCCAATCCGAGTGTTCGTGATCGGGTCAGTGCTGTTCAAGCTTTGCTGGAAAACGGTAAAGGAGCTATTCGTCTCCATGTATCAGCTAAATGCAAAAAGGTTGTTGAATCTTTGGAGCTTCAGGGTTACACGGAAAAGGGAGAACCTGACAAAGAAGGAGGACACGATCATATGAATGATGCTCTTGGGTATTTAATATGGAGAGAATTCAATCCCCTTCATATGGGAGCTGGTCGTCGTACAGGCATTAGGCTTTACTGATGATCTTGCCTACACTGTCCAAATAGTTCCGAGGATTTGCTGTGTATAGCGGCTTCAATTATTACAACCGAGAAAAGGCTGCTAGTGACGATCATGTCAACTCACCTAATACAGCTTGGAAGAATCAGGAACCACATTGGGTCTTGATAGAAGATTTGTTAGGTGGAACCTATGATATGCGTAGGAAACATAGGCGATATTTACCACAAGAGCCGCGTGAATTAGATGATGCCTATGATAATCGTTTAGCAAGATCAGTTTGTCCTCCTTACTATCAACGGTTGGAGAGAATGTTAGCTGGAATGTTGACAAGAAAGCCAGTCAGATTGATAGATATTGCTGATGTTATTAGGGAACAATTGTTCGATGTAGATTTACAAGGGAATGATTTAAACGTTTGGACATATGAAACTGCAAGAAAAATGATTAGATATGGACATGTTGGCGTTTTAATAGATGCTCCTGCCAATGGTAAGAATGGAAGACCTTACTGGGTTTCTTATACTCCTCGTGAGATATTAGGCTGGAGAACAGAGCTTCAAGATGGTGAGGAAAAGTTTGTTCAGCTTCGTTTACTAGAAAATGTTATAGAACCGGAAGGATTATATGGAGAGAAGCAGATAGAACAAGTCAGGGTCTTAACTCCTGGGGCTTTTGAAGTCCATCGACGAGATGATAAAGGTGAATTTAAATTGTTTGACGAAGGCAAAATGAGTTTGTCTGATATTCCTTTTTCTGTTGCTTATGCAAATAGAATTAACATAATGGAATCACGTCCACCAATGGAAGATATTGCAGAATTAAATCTTAAAGCATATCAAACGCAATCAGATCTTGATAATCAATTACATATAAGTGCGGTTCCAATGCTTGCCTTTTTTGGCTTCCCTCAGAGTGCTGAGGAAGTCAGTGCGGGTCCAGGTGAAGCTATTGCTTTCCCTTCGGAAGGAAGAGCCGAATACATAGAAAGCAAAGGAACAAGTTATGACGCTCAATTCAAAAGACTTGAGCAGATCGCTTTACAAATAAATGAATTAGGTTTGGCAGCCGTCCTTGGTCAGAAATTATCGGCAGAAACAGCAGAAGCAAAGCGGATAGATAGATCACAAGGCGACAGCACGATGCAGGTAGTCGCACAACAAATGCAAGATATGATCGATAATAGTCTTTTATTCCATGCTCGTTATTTAGGAAGTAATGAGTCTGGAACAAGCTTTGTTAATCGTGATTTCTTAGCTCAGAGGCTAGATCCTCAAGAAATAGGAAGCCTGTTGCAGCTTTATACCGCTGGAACAATTACACAGAAAACCTTATTGGATCAACTTACTGAGGGCGAAGTTCTTGGTGACGAATTTGATGTTGAGGAGGAAATTGCAGCGACAGAGCAAGCTGGTTTAATTGATATGGAAAGACCAGAAGCAGAACCAGAAGAAGATGTTTCTGAAGATTTAGCCGAGCCAGAAGATGTAGAGGACTAATGAATGGCTCCTTCCCCGCTCATTGATTTCCCTGAGGATTTCTTTCGGAATGCTCTTGATCTAAATCGTTTCAGCAATAGTGTTGCCAAAAAATTAGTTCTTTCTTATAACCGAATTATTCTTGATGCTGTTTCAAAATTAGACGCAATTGAGAGGAGTGGTAAGGCTAGTCAGCCATCTTATAGAGCAAATAAGTTAAGAGCTTTATTGGCTCAAGTAAAGGAAAGCCTAAACACTTGGTCAGAAAAAAGTAGTAATTCTGTTATCGGAGATCTTGAAGGCATTGCCCGTCTTCAGTCTGATTTTGTTGTTGGTCAATTAAAGAAAGCTTTACCTGCTGGAGCTGCAAATTCTGTTCGATCTGTTGAAATATCCAAAGCCTTTGCTGAATCGGTTGTTAAAAGTAATCCTCTTAATCTAAATGCTGCTTTATTGACACAAGATATTGAGGCAATGGCTAAAGGGACTCAGAAGAAATTTGCACTTACATCTAAACAAGGCTCTCAAATTGTTTTACCGAATAATAAAAGTCTGCGTCAAAACTTCCGAGGATTAGCTTCCAATCAAGCTAATAGATTTGGGAATGTTATTAGAGATGGTCTTTTGACAGGTGAAACGACATCAGAAATGACTCGTCGTCTAGCTGGAACTTTGAATTTTAATGAGCCCAGCTCATGGGAGAAACTTAGTCTTGCTCAGACAATTAAAAAAGGTGGAGCATCAACAAGTATGGCAAACAGCCAAGTTAGTAGTTTAGTTAGAACAACTGTTAATCAAGTAGCAAACGAAGCGAGTCAAAGTGTATATAAAGCTAATAAAGATATAACTGAGAAATATAAATGGGTTGCCACTTTAGATGAACGAACGTCTCCTCAGTGCAGATTATTGGATGGACAAGAGTTTGAATATGGGAAAGGACCAACGCCTCCATATCATTTTAATTGTAGATGTACGACGGTTGCTGTTATTGACTATGAGAAACAAGGCATCACACCTCCTAATTTAAAAATTGGAAAACGTGCTGCACAAGGTGGATCTGTTGAACGTGGTACGGATGCAGCTGACTGGCTTAAAAAACAATCGACTTCTGTAAAAGCAAAGGCATTAGGTGGTAAAAAAAAGGCTGAATACTTTGATTATTTAACTACAAGGAAAAAGAATAAGCTCACACCTAAAGAAGCTATTGCCAAAATGCTTCGTGGGGATCAAACAGAAAAGAGTCTTGATGACTTAAAGCGTTCTTATGGAACACTTCCAAAAGTAAAAGCAAGGCCCAAGCCAAAAGTCGTTAAAAAAGTTGTAAAGCCAAAAGACAATTGGGATCCTGATGAACTTTTAAAGAAGGCACGATCTAATCCTAAAAATCATCTTGGTGGTGGTTCTTATGGACATGCCTATTTGATTGACGGAGATCCTCCTGCTGTTCTTAAAAAAGGTCAAATTGGAAGAGATGAAGTAGCATCTTTAGAAAAATTAAAAGGGACTGGTATTGCTCCAGAAGTTCTAAACAAAAAATATACGACAGGATGGACATTTGATGACAATCTTGATTATTTGGAAACAAGAGAGGGCTCTATCGTTATGACACGAGCAAAAGGTAAACCAGCAGGTGATTTATTAAGTAATAAAAAACAGTTTGGTCTTCCGTCAAAACCTAAAGATTTAGAGACGAGAGATCGTATGGTTGATGAATATATCAATGTCCGAAAGGTATTACATAAGAAGGGAATAGCACATAATGACATGCATGATGAGAATTTCTTTTTCGATATAAAAACCAATAAAGGATCAATTGTTGATTTTGGATTAGCTCAGGTCAACCCAAGAGCTGCATTGGTTGAGGCACTAGGTTATGGAACAGGAGGGGATGACCAAGCTCACTTTGCAGTGCGAAAAATGCTGGGCAAGCGGACAGGGAACCGTCTTGATTATCTTCCTAATTCATTAAAGAAGCTTGAAGATAATCTTTTCAAAGTTCGGAATGAATTAGACAAAAGAGGTTTAGATGATCTCGCAAATACGATGCTTGATTGGGAAATTCGTACTGATATTGGTTATCTTGAGCATCCTGACTTAAGTGATAGTTTGGCTAGAGAATTGATAGATCTTGTGTATAGCGGGATTTAAGAATAAGCAGATCCAAGATAATCTTTAGAAGAAACTTCTCCTTTCTCCTCTAATTTTTGAGCTTCTGCCATATATTCCTTAGCTTTCTTTTTATCACCCCGACGAAGAGCGACTTTTCTCAATTGCATTAGTTCAATGTAAGCAGACATTCCTTCGACCCTCCCTATCTTATTGACATTATACCACCTAGTGCGACCTTCTGGAACCAGGCTAGTATTATGAGTGATATTACCCGAAACCAATGAGCAAAGGTCTTTTCGCAAAACTCAACGATTTAAAAGCTAAAGGGTCTAAAGTCCCTAAAGCAGCAGTTAAAACTGCACCAAAAGAAGTTAAGAAAGCAACTACTTAACAATTCTCAGTGTAATCTTATTACCAATAGCACCCTGTGGGTCGTATGTCTGAAGAATTGGAAGCTCCTGTGGAGCAGCCCGTCAACGATGAAGCTGACAAGTTAAAAGCTGATTTACGAGTAATGAAGCAGAAAAATGCTGAATTGCTCGATGAATATAAAAAGATTTCAACTCAGATTAAAAATGTTCCAGAAGATGTGAACATTCAAGAGTTGATTGATTTCAAACACAATGCAGAGCAATCGGAACTTGAGAAAAAAGGTCGATATTCAGAAGCTCGACAAAAACTCGAAGCTCAATTCCGAGAGAAATCAGCAGAAAAAGACAAAAGAATTGCCGAGTTGGAATCACGAATCAGGGAATTGGAGCTTGTTTCGCCAGCCGTATCGTCCTTGGCGGAACTCGTACACGATCCGCAATTAGTTCTCAAGAACTTCCTTCCCACTGACAAAATAGAAGTTGACAATGGTACTCCTGTTGTTGTTGATGGATACGAGCGAACCCCTGTTGGGGAGTGGGCTAAGGCTAAACTTCCTGACTACATCTTGAAGCAACCTAAGCCTCAAGGTGGTGGCGCTTCTGCAAATAAAGGGGGCTCAAATGATCTTCCTGTTGGAATGAAAAAGAATCCTTTTGAAGATGGAGGGAATATCACTGAACAAATGAGATTATGGAGAACAGATAGAGATTTATATAACAGATTGAAATCTGCTGTTAAACGCTAGTATGTGAGACAAGCAAGGCTGTGCTGCGCTTAGGCCTGTGGCCGCATCGTAAAACCATTAACAGAAACTTATGGCGACCGTTAGATCGGACGTGATAGTTCCTGAGGTCTTTACGCCGTACGTTATTGAGCAGACAACTGCGCGTGATGCCTTCCTGGCTAGCGGTGTGGTGCAGCCTATGGCAGAACTCAATGCGACAGATGGCGGAGACTTCGTGAATGTCCCGTACTGGAAAGCAAATCTTTCCGGTGATTTTGAAGTACTTACTGATAGTTCTTCATTAACCCCTGGCAAAATCCAAGCTGATAAGCAGATTGGTGTAATCCTCCACAGAGGTCGTGCCTTCGAAGCACGTGATCTTGCAGCGCTTGCTGCTGGTTCAGACCCAATGGCTGCTATTGGCGCAAAGATTGGTGCTTACATTGCAAACCAGCGTCAGAAAGATCTTCTTTCTACTTTGTCTGGTGTCTTTGGTTCTATTAACGCCAATGACAGCAATTCTGCTTTGTTTGGTCTTTGTATTGACTCGGCAAGTAGTGACACTCCAACTGCATTAAGTCCAAAGCATGTTGCAAAAGCAAAAGCCCTTTTGGGTGATGCTGGCGACAAGTTAACTGCTGTTTGTATTCACTCAAAGGTTTACTACGACTTAGTAGAACGCCGCCTAGTGGATTACACATTGGCTGGTGATACTAACGCAACTGCAACAGCAGCCGGTGGCACTATTGCTCCTGCTTATTCCGCTGGGAATGATTCTGTTCCTACATATTGCGGACTTAGAGTGATAGTTAGTGATGATGTTGCTACTACAGGTAGCGGTGCATCTACAGAGTATTCCAGTTATTTCTTCACTCAAGGAGCTGTTGCTTCTGGTGAGCAAGCTGGACTACAAATGGAGACTGACAGAGACATCCTTGCCAAGAGCGATGCGATGTCACTTGACCTCCACTATTGTTACCATCCCGTCGGGACAAAATGGGGTGTCACGACAGTGAATCCTACCCGGGCACAATTAGAAACCGTAGGCAATTGGTCGAAGGTCTACGAAACAAAAAACATTGGTGTCGTTCGCGCTACCAACGTTTCCAATACAGATTGAGGTATTAACTAATGGCATCAATCTTTGAAGCGACCGCCGGGAAACTAGTTGGGTCAACTATTGGCACATCTGTAACTCAGGCGACTAGTAAAGCGACTGGAGTCACTGCAAATACAGCCTCCGGCGTAATCACTTTGAATAATGCTGCACTGGCTGCCGCCGCTGAAGTGTCATTCACTGTGACTAATAGTGAAATCTCCGCTACTGATGTAGTGGTGGTAAATCACGCATCTGCTGGAACCGCAGGTGCATATTTAGTGCAGGCAAACACCCTTGCTGCTGGATCGTTCGCGATCACTGTGGCTAACTTGTCTGCTGGTTCATTAAGTGAAGCAATTGTGCTTAACTTTGTCGCATTTAAAGGAGCATCCTCTTAATGGGGATGTTCGCTTTCAAGCGAGCTAGGGAACGTGAGGCTGCCATTTTGGTAGCCTCTATTCCTGAAGCTGCACCAAAACCAAAGAGGAAACGT